ACTACACAGATGCGCCAATTCAAAGAAAGCCCAGTTAGAGTTCTTCAAACCGATGTAGTGCACAATGAAGCGATTAACCATATCGGGCAAGAGATATCAAAAACCCGATCCTCGATTGAGCAGGCACTAAGGTCAGCAAATAAACAGTTAAAGATAAAATCCGAAGATATAGAAAATGCTCGAGCCTTGCTATCAGTCGATGGAAGCGAAGCTGAGATAGTGGAAGCGAGACTGGAAAAATATTATGATTTTATTGGAGCTGAAAAGATCGATTCCGGAAGATATGCGGATCTATCTCGTCTCATGGATATGTATTTTTCTACAGAAGCTCCTTTTGAAACCGGAAAAGACAAAAAGCATGAATTTCCAGATGCGATTGCACTATTAGCCCTTGAAGGTTGGGCTGAAGAAAATGAAATTAATATTATCGCCGTAAGCCAAGATAAAGGCTGGAAGAACTATTCTGAAGGTTCAGATAGGATTACATTGGTGTCTTCTCTCGCGGAAGCGCTAGAAAAGTTTCAGCCACATAACAAGGTTGTAAGTATTATATCTCATATCAGAGAGGACTCTTTGCTTGATAGTGAGAATCATGTACTTGAAGAACTTGAGCAGGCAATTATCAACAGCGTAGATGGTTGTGATATTGGAATTGAAGCAAGTTCATATATGCACTTTGATTGGGAGGACGTTTCTGCTTCCTATATTTCCCATGAACTTGATAAAGATCAAGATGGCTTAGTTAAAATCAGAGTTGTAAGTATAAATGATGAGGAAATAGTTCTTAAAGTTGGCGCTACAGTAGAAGTAGAAGTAGAGGCTAGCTTTTATTTCTCGGTAAGAGATTCGATAGATAAAGATTATGTTGGTATGGGTGGAAATGTTTGTACTACAACGGAGTCTTATCATACTGACATATTATTGTCTCTCACTGGTGATTTTTCTCAGGACTTTGACGAAATCTATGTTGCTGAAATCGAGGTTCTTGAGACTATTGGGCACGCAGACTTCGGTGAAGTTGAGCCTGATTGGCGGAGCGAGTATGAAGATGAAGAGCTATAACAAGGCGCTACTACGAAAAAATTTCTCTCTAGCGCCCCTCAATTTCCGCTGAGTGCGGCGTTAGGCTAATGAGGGAAGTGTCAGCAATGAATAAAATAGAAGGCTCGATTGTAAATGACCGTTATTTAGAATCTATCGCCATGGCTTTATACAACGAAGCAAAAGCTGAAAATGATGGGTATCGTTTCAAAAAGCTAGTCCCAGCTATGACATTTTATTGCTTCGCTATGGAGTCAAAACTAAATACCTTTGGAAAAGAGGTGTTTACAAAAAAATCAGAGTTCAGAAAGTTTGGCAATGCCACAATTCAGGGTAAATTTGATTGGCTTCTTTCTCGACTTGGAGTTGATGCAGAAGAGCTAGTTGAACCTCACCGTGAAACTGTTGCCAATATGGTTTTGTTCAGGAATTCAGTTGTTCATTCAAAAAGCATTGATTTTGAGGAAGAGAGAAAACTAATCGGTCTTGAGCAGTTTGGAGATAAGTTCGTACATGCTCCAAAACATGAAAAAGACTTTATGTCTCAAAGATCTTTAGAAAGCTGTGAAAGCTATAAAAAAGCTTTGGAATTTTTGGATACTGTTTGGTTTGTACAATCACCTAAGTTCTTTGGCTCAGTCAATTTTTCTCGGGGCAGTGGTTTTAGTAGTGCAAGGGTAGTCGACAGAAATTAGCCTAACACATATGATCCTTTCTCCGGTCAATCGGCAATAACATTCTTTTGGCTGCGCCAGCACCCAATGCTCTCGAACAACAAAGTCGTCTACTTCGTTTTTCCCAAGATCAACTTATCTGAAAGGCATGGCTTAGAGCACCAACTCTAAGCCATTTCTGTCCATACATAAGCTATGAAGGTCACTTGACCTTCTGCAGTTCTTTCCAAACTCGGTCAGACTCTTTCTTGTTCGACTCTTGCAGCCATTTACCATAAACCTTGGCCACCATCGTTATATCGGCATGGCCCATTTGTTGGGCGAGGTAACTCACGTTCACATTAGCGTGGGTGATCATCCAACTGGCGTAGGTGTGGCGAAGTTGGTACTGATTGCGGTGCACAATGCCTGCCTTTTGGCAAAGCCCCGTCCAAATACGGCCTAGTGCTCGCTTGCCGTAATAGCTGTAGTCGCTGCGTTTTTGCTCGCGCACCACTTTGGGGTTGAACACAAAGCGAAGCTGCTCTTTGCGGTAGGTTTTACCCGGCAACTCGACATCGTGTTCCTCTGCAGGGAAGAGGTAAGTTAAGTGTCGCTGCGCTTTGAGTGCTTCTAGGGCGGGTGGCAGCAAATCAACAAAGCGCTCTTTATCGGTTTTGGTGGTTTTAAGGCCACGCTGCTCGTAAGTGGAGCGCCGAATGTGCAGGGTTTTGTTCTCAAAATCGACATCTTCCCAGGCCAGCGCGCACAGTTCGCCACTGCGTAGCCCGGTGTAAACCAAAACGATAACCATGTTTCGGTGCTGCAGCTGGTGGCAGTGTTTGAGCACTTTGTTTATCTCGCGCATCGAGAACGGCTGAATGTCTACTTCGCCTTCTTTCACTCTGTCCATTACGTCGGAGAGGTCTTTTTCCATGTATTCCATTTTGTGGAGCCACGCCAAAAACGCATTGATGGTGACCAAGTTGCGGTTAATGGTGCGACCGCTGCGGCCTTTAACCAGCTCTTGGCGAAACAGCGTCAGTGAGCGGGGCGAAAGGGTATCGCAACTGCGGTTTGCGCCATACAGGGCGAGAAAATCGCGCAGTACCCACTCATAACGCTGCAAGGTTGATTTGCGAATGTCGTGTGCTTTGGCTTCCAGAAAGAGCTTGGCCAGTGTTTCAAGGTCGAGCGCTCTTGGCGTTCCTGATGCGTGTTTCGAATCAGGAAAGTGGGCCGCATAGTTAAAGGTGCCGATTTTGATTTCATACAAAATTGCATCGCGCTTTTGACGAGCAAAATTGATGTTCTGCTTTGTCGGAGGCAAGCCAAGAGTTTCTCTAAATCGTTTACCCTGACGGTAAAAGACGATACGCAGTGCATTTCCATGAACTTCAATACCTGGGGGTAAGTTGTCTACGGCTGCATTCGATGCCATCTATTCCATTCCTCAATATCCACCATCCAAGTGCCTTGAATCTTTCTCATGACGGTGGATGGATAAAACCCGTCACGAGCTTTCTCTCTCAGTGTTTTGGTACTTAGGCCGATTTCTTCAGCGGCTTTTTTGAGAGTCACGATAGAGATTTGAGATTTGCTCATTCATCTGACCTATATAGCGCGTTGTTAGGATTGAGGTAACCACCAAAACGATTTGGAATTGGTGGTTGACAGCGTTACTTTTTGCCCTGACCAACGTAGGGGTTGAACTTGAGGTTTTTGCGTCCGCCTTTGCTGGCATCGCTGTTACTGAAGAAGTTAACCGAGGTGGCGCACTCTTCATCACGCATAATGGCGGCGAGCTCTTGCTGGAACTGCGCCTCGCTCATGCGTTTAAGCTGGCTCGGGCGTTTGGGCTCGGTGGTGCGTGGTTTGGTGCCTGCTGGGCGCAGGGCCATCACGCCTTCCACGGCTTTTTGGATTTCTTCTTGGCTCATCATGTCGGCTCCTTACATAACTGCGGCTGCGTCACGAGCAAACATGGTGAGAAACTCAGGAGAGAAGGTGATGTTCGCCGGGCATTCACGGCTGATCCCCCAGCCGTTCTGCGCGTTTTCTGCTTTCACCAGAGTGAGATTGCGCACCAAGCATTGCAGTTGATGGCTGTAATAGGGCTCCGAAGTGGTGACTTTTCCGTACTGGGTATCAATGGTTGCCGCCATGGATAGTTCCTCGCAAGATGCGCCCCACGAAAGAGGGCGCAATGTTCATTAAGAAGAGAACGAACCGATAAAGGTGCTGATCTCGATGCCTTCAGAATTGAATTCGTTGCCTAAGTTGTCTTTAAACTCTTCGCTCATTTCCTCTTCGTGCTGCTCTAATCGCTTGATGCGCAGTACCAACGTTTCATTGCCAATGGTGCTCATGCGAAGCTCGAACTGACGCTCAGATAGCCCCAAGAAAGGCTCGCAAGTGAACTTAAACACCGCTGGCATCGGGAACTCTTCTTTGGTGCGAACCGCAATCGACTCGTACTCCGATTGATGGTGGCTAAAGTCATCCACGTTCGATTCTCGGCCTGCTTTGGCTTCAAACTTCATGTTGCGCACCGCTGCAGAAGCGATGGCGTTTTCGATAGGCTCGCCAGTGGTAGAAAACACCTGAATAAAGGCGCTGTAATCTTCAATCCACTCGGCGAGCTTTTTCTGGTTGAGGCGTTCGCCGTTGATCTCCAAAAGCGAGCGATACGACGCTGTTTTTCGAAGCGTTAACTTTGCCTGATGCTTGCAGTGGCCGGGGCGGTGCATGGTACCGATATCGAAAAAGGTGGTGGCCGACATGCGTTCTGCGCTGATGAAACACTGGTTGCCTTCGGTTTGGAATTCTTCGTGGTAACGCACGAACTCATCAATATTGCTGGTTTCCATTACCCCGCGGAACATGTTGCGGTTTGGCATGTACTTCTCTAAGTCGTGCATGCTGAACGAATCAGGCAGCGCCGCAACTGGGAAGCCCGTATTCGATAACTGGCCTAAAAACTCTTTCGCGTTACCGGATTCTTGGATCTGCAGAATGGCGGATTTATCCATACTCATGGTTTACTCTCTTCTCTTTGGTGGGGTAGGTTAGCCGCGCACTTCGCGCAACTTTGCATCTTCAATCACGAGCTGGCCGCGAATGTCTTCTTTTGGTCGGTCGTAGGTCAGTTTGCCGCCTTTCCCTACGTACGCGATGGAGGTGTATTGGAAATCCTCCGATTTGGTACCAAAGCCTGTTTTTGGTTCCTTCACCGACATGTTGACGGTGATTTCGACCATTTCATTGTTGGTTCCCATTGGCTTGAGTTTGAGGTCTATCTTTACGTTGCCCTGCTTGTCGCTGTAAGAAACAGCACGAGCCACGTTAGAGAGAGCCAAACCCACAACGTTAGAAATAACGCCGCCATCGAGTTGTTGCATCAGCTTAGGGAAGTTGGTTGTGCGGTCCTCAAGGCTGAGGTTTCCGGCTTCTTGTGTAGACATGTGATTTCCTCGCTTCGTAGTTCAAAATTAATGTACCATAAGTTCAGGTTATGTAAAGAACCAAAAGTACATTTTTATTTGCGAGGTACAAAAAAACCGCCAGAAGGCGGCTTTAAAATTTAGATTTTTGACTGCTCTATTCGTAGTGAGCAACTGAAGCTAGCAGCGCATCTGTGTGACTGTAAATATCGTCGATACTTTCAATGGGCTGTCGAACAACACTTTTGTCCTCTTGCATGATGCCAAGGTACTTTTGTTTACCATTAAATAACAATCGACATAGTGGTTTACGGTTGTTGTCGTCCAAGAGGATGCCGAAATAGCTCTGAGTATCTCGGCCAACAATTCTGGATACCTCAAAGCGTTGTCTCAAAATGGCCTTAATTACGTTGTAGCCTTCAATCTCTTCTTCAGTCGTTACGACTTTTGCATTCTTATCTTCAATCTCAACTTCAGGTTCATCTTTTGAATCTTCAACGGAAGAATTATTAGCGAGCGCAGATTGCAATCGAGCATTGACGCTATCGTTCAGGAATTGTTTGAGAGCTTTGGTGATAAGGGGGGCAAACTGGTCTTTTACTTTTTTGGTTAAAACACCATCGTAAACTTTTGCTGCAAAGAATCTCACAAACTCTTCATCAGGATTTAAGAACTGCTCGTGGAGATGCTTCTTGATACCGTTAAGGTATTTGAGATCTCCCGCAGCATTTACGATAGACTCAATGTCGAAGGAGTTCTTTGTGAGCTTTTTGACTTCAGGGAATAGTTGTTCGTCTAAGTTTTCTAAATCCAGTTCTAGAAATGGCTTTTCGTCCATTTTATTCGGAGCATCTAGGTCCGTGAAAAACTTGTACTCCGAGCCGTTTGTTAGAATCGCTAATCGGGCGTTGCTGACAGAAAAGTATCGGAAGAGTTGGCCTGCGTGTTTAATTGAAAGTGGTTCCTTATACTTTTTACACTCAATCAAAATCTGAACTTCATTATCCTTGATAAGTGCGTAATCAACTTTTTCTCCTTTTTTGTTTGGAGTGTCAGCTGTGTATTCAGGGATTACCTCATTTGGATTAAACACGTCGTAACCCAGAACCGAATGTAGAAATGGCATTACTAGCGCGTTTTTAGTTGCTTCTTCTGTTTGCAAGTTTTGCGATATTTGAGGAATTCTTTCGGCCAACGCTTGTAGACGTTCATTAAAATCCATAGTTCATACCTTCTATTTAATTAAAAATTAGAGAAGTACGGAATACCAAAACACACGGCCAACAATCGTGATTTTCTGCTCCAGTATTTGTTTTTCAGTGTACTCCCTAGGTGGATACTCTAGTTCATTAAAACTGAAAATTCTTAGGCCACCACCGGGTAAACGGTATAGCTTCTTAATAAAAAGTTCACCATTGTGATTGATCGCAAATATTTTCCCATCAATCAAAGTCTTGTTGCCACAATCAATACCAACCGTTGAACCGTCTGGTAATACGGGTTCCATGCTATTGCCTGTTACTGAAACACACAGGGCATCTTTAGGATCAACGTTGTAGCGGCGAAGGGTTGATTTGGCGAATCTCAATCTAAAACCGGAATCTCTTTCTATATCACAAATAAATCCGTTGCCAGCAGATAGCCGCACATCGGATAGAAAAGGAATTGCAACTTCATCATCACTTAATGGAGTGCTGCTATCCCAAACTTGCATGTTTCCAAGGATCTCTGCATTTCCTGTTTCTTTGGAGGTCTCTTCGCCGTATTGGAGCCAATAAACGCTGACATTAAGGAATTTAGCGAGGTCACCCATTTTATCAGCGCGCGGCATCGACTCAGCGTTTAGCCATTTACTGACAGCTTTAGGTGTGACTCCAAGCTTCTTAGCTAGGATGACCCCACGACCATGTTCTTCGATCCCGGCATTTGAACAGGCCTGTGCAAGCCTACGGGAGAAGTCTGAGCGCACATTATCGATATGAACCATAGGTTCAATACTAATTGCTCTTGAATGTACTATCAGTTCCGTCATAATATGTACCAAATGTTCAATATTGAGGTGTTTATGTTAAAAGAAGCCATCAATGAGGTTGGTATCCAAAAAATTGCTGAGCACTGCGATGTCAGTGTGAGAGCCGTTTACAAGTGGTGTTCGCGAGGTGTTTTACCTCGAACGGAATACACAGGAGAAACTCAATACGCGCAAACAATCGAAGAACTATCAGATGGAAAGTTCACTAAATCTGAACTGTTGAACTTGCCTCGTTAGTTGAATTGTTTACGAAATGAACCAAAAAGTTAACCACCAAATCAAGGAGCAAATGGTGAATAAGAAAGAGATGGTCAACCGAACCATAGCCGGAGTGACTGGCGGTAGAGAGGCGGTGGCGGCTGTGCTGGGGATGTCGGTCGATATTTTTAATAACCACCTCTACGAGAAGAAGGGATCGCGTTTCTTCAGTGTGGATGAGCTGGTGGAAATGGCCGACTTAACCGGCACGTCGTATGTGGCGGAGTACTTTGCCCACCGAGTCAATTGCTTGGTGGTCGAGCGGCCCAAGGTCACGGAGATCGATAACGTCGATATGTTCGATTGTCACTTACACCTCAATGCAGCGAAAGGGCTGTTGGATAAAACGATTGAGGAAGCCAAAGCTGATGGTGTGTTTGATGAGCGTGAACGTCAGGAGATTGCGGCGTTAAAAGCGGAGTATCAGGCAACGTTTGAGGCGTTCATGTTGAAACTGGATGCGTTGTACAAGGAGAAAAAATGAAAACGAGTCAATTTTGGGTAACGGTGCAGCAGATGGCTGACATGACCACCAGCTCATGCCGAGTAGCAACAAGCCAAGGGCAGGGTACACACGATTTTGAGCGCGACCAAATTCGTTGCTTGATGAAGAAGTGCGAGCGTCAGTTATTGGTGTTGGATGAGGAAGTGGCTTTAAACCGCGGCAACGGTCTAAAGCCGGGTGAAAAATCTTGCGAGGAATTTTCACATACCACTTCGGAGAAGCAGTGATGGGAAGAATAGCACTAAGAGCTCGAATAGAGAACCACCAATGGCGCTTGTTCAAGGTGGAAAAGGGTTTGGAAACAGAAATCACCCACGATGAGCTGGCAGATCTGTTTGAGGCGAAGCGCATTTACGTGAAAGCGGTTTATGAGGGGAGGGCGGTGTGATGCTTTACCCGAATGAGCTCGTCGTAGACAACTTTGCCGGAGGTGGCGGTGCGTCTACAGGTATGGAACTGGGACTAAACCGTCACGTCGACATCGCTATTAATCATGACCCAGATGCCATTGATATGCATAAGATGAATCACCCTGAAACGAAACATTATTGTGAGTCTGTGTGGGATGTAGATCCGGTTGAAGCCTGTAGCGGTAGACCTGTTGGCTTAGCCTGGTTCTCTCCAGACTGTAAGCACTTTTCCAAAGCAAAGGGAAACCGACCTGTTGATAAGAATATACGCGGCCTCGCTTGGGTCGCGGTTCGCTGGGCCACACTTGTTCCGGTTCGTATCTTCATGCTGGAAAACGTCGAAGAGTTTTTGACTTGGGGGCCAGTGGTGGAGGTAGAGCACGGTAAGTTCAAACCATGCCCAGAACGCAAAGGCGAAACCTTTGATGCCTTTGTTAAGTGCCTGACTACTGGACTCGATAGCGAACATCCCGCATGGAGTGAAATTCGCAATGCATTGGGTGATGATTTCCCTTATGAACAGCTAGAAAAAGGGCTCGGCTACAAAGTTGACTATCGAGTATTAAGTGCGTGTGATTACGGAGCGCCAACCATTCGTAAGCGCTTTTTCTTGGTCGCGAGAAATGACAACAAACCGATTATTTGGCCAGCACCCACGCACGGGCCAAAAGGGTCTGGTTTGACACCCTATGTAACCGCGGCAGACATTATTGATTGGTCAATCCCCGTCAAATCTATCTTTGGCCGAGCAAAGCCGCTTGCTGAAAAAACAATGGAACGAATTGCCAAAGGGCTGGAAAAATTCGTTTTCGCCACAGATAAGCCCTACGTTGTCGAAAGCGGGAGATGTGCATTTATCGCTAAGCACTATACGGGAGTAACAGGCTCAGATTTAAGAAACCCATTAGCGACCATAACAACCACCGATCACAATGCTCTTGTGATGGCATTCATGACCAAATTCCGAATGGGTAGCGTTGGCTATGATATTGAAACGCCAGTTCATACCATCACCTCTGGCGGAGAACAGAAGAGACCGGGCACAGCAAATACTCAAGCATTGGTGACGAGCCACATGGTCAAGTTGCGCGGAACAAACATTGGTCATGGAACAGACGAACCTGTACACACAATTTCTGCCGGCGGCTTTCATCTCGGAGAGGTTCGCGCTTTTCTTCTCAAATACTACGGCACCAGTTTCGGAGAAGACCTTCAAACTCCGATTGGCACCGTCACCACAAAAGACCGATTTGGCCTTGTTACCGTTAGAGGTGAGCAATACCAAATTGTCGACATTGGTATGCGTATGCTTGAGCCGCACGAGTTGTTTGCAGCTCAGGGTTTTCCGACAAACTACCTGATATCTCACGACAGCTCTGGGAAAAAGCTATCGAAAGCAAAGCAAGTTGCTCGATGTGGTAACGCTGTATGTCCACCAGTTGCGCAGGCGCTGGTAGAAGCAAACCTGAGTACGGTTTCGAAATTGGAGGTGGCTTAATGGCTAAAGAACGTATTGAACGCGACTTTTATCCGACCCCGTCATGGTGCGTGAAAGCATTGCTGGATTGTATTGAGTTTCGAGAAGGTGATGTTCTATCGGAACCTTGTTGTGGTGATGGAAAAGTGACGAACGAATTGCCTACTGGCCATGTGATTAAGTATGCGGAGCTGGCAGAGGGTATCGACTATCTGAACCCGAAAAAGGATATGTCTGCCGATGTGATTATCACCAATCCTCCATTTAGCTTAGCGCTTGAGTTTATTGCTACGGCCATGACGCGTGATTTGGCGCACGACGGCACTATGTGCTTTTTGTTACGGCTCTCGATGTTGGGTAGTAAACAGCGCGCCGATTTTTGGCGCAGTTTCCCTTGGTCGAACTTGTTGATCTTAACACCGCGTCCTTCGTTTGTTCACGGTGGTAGTGATAACTCGGAATATGCATGGGTGTGTTGGGACAAAGGTCAGCGAATTAAGCGCCCAACTTTTTGGACGTTGAAGAAAGATGAGGTGGAATCATGTCAGTCAAGGTAATGAGCTATGTGTGGGACATTCCATCATTTAAGGGCTCGGATAAGCTTGTAATGCTTTGCCTTGCCGATCACGCCGATGATCAAGGTATCTGCTGGCCATCGATTGACACCATTTCTCGCAAGAGTGGCGTGTCAGCTACAACGGTTAAATCGACACTTAAAAAGCTAGAAAGCGGCAACTGGATCGCTAAAAAGAACCGGTTTAAAACTGCCGAAACTGGCCGTTTAGTTCGTGCGAATAACCAATATCAACTGAATGTGTACCTGCTCAAAAAGACCGCAGATGAACAGACGGATTTTGAACAGACGAATTTCGACCATTCGAAATTCGAACAGACGAGAGAACCGCAGGGGGTAGGGCAAAATTCGACGGGGGGTGGGTCGGAATCCGGCTATAAACCATCAGTAGATCCATCAATAGAACCATCAAGTAAAGATCTTGTTCCGAGCGAGCTCGAAACCGCCGAGCCGGAAGATCCGGTTTTGTTCAGGATTCCTTTGAATCGAAAAAATACTTATCACTCGGTAACCCAGTCGGATGTGATGCAGTGGAGCATGGATTACCCAGCAGTGGACGTAATGCAAAAACTCAGGGAGATCGTGATTTGGAATAACAACAATCCAAGTAAGCGAAAAACCACGGGAGGGATTAGCAACCACATTCACCGTTGGCTCAGCAAAGAACAGGACAAGGGCTACGGACAGGTAAGGCCATACCAATCGCCGGACTTCCACAGCGGAGACACGACTTGGGCAAATGGCCTAGAACTTGGAGATGATCATGAAACCTATCGCTAATTTGGTGAGTAATTTCAACCCAGCACAGGCGCAGCCAGCTAAAGCGTTTCAGGGTTCAACAAGCTCGATGCAACCGCAAACCGAGCAATCGAATCAAGATGCGTCCAACTCGGTACCGCCCTCTGCGGTGGCTCTGGTGAACGGTTTGTTTGCGGAGCTGCAGGTGATCTTCCCAGCTTGGCGTTTGGCTTTTCCAACACAGGCCGCGCTAGATAACGCCAAGAGAACGTGGACGCTTGCCTTGTTTGAACATGGCATTCACCACGGCGCACAGATCAAAGCGGGATTGCGCAAAGCTCGTGCTTCTGGCAGCCCACACATGCCAAGTGTTGGTCAGTTCATGACTTGGTGTCGTCCGTCTGCAGAGGATTTGGGTTTGCCTTCGGTTGAACAGGCATTCTCGATGATCGGCTTGATGCGTTATCAGGACACGCGGCAAAGCGTTCCTGATGCTGTGCAAGCGGCTTTCAATCAAATCCAGCATTGGGACTTAACGCATCTGACTGAAAAAGAGCTTTTTCCGATTTTTAAATCTCACTATCAAAAGCTCATCGAGAAGGTGTCTCGCGGTGAAGATATTTCGTCTCTGTGCCCGAAGGCGTTACCCACGGCCAAAACCACAACGAAGACACAGGGAGAAAAGGAACAGGAGAGGCTAAACGGTCTTTCGGTTATCCAGCGTCTTAAGCAGCAGCATTTCAAGCGGGGCGTGAATGGCGAGTGAGAAAGCGTTGATCCAATTGATGTCTTCGCGCCAACGGCTTTGGTCTCCTGCGGAACTTTGTGCGGAGTTAGGTATTCCGGCGTGTGGTTTAGGTCGGTTGATTCAAAAAGCGCGAAAGCGTGGTTCACCGATTCGGTATGAGTACGGCGAACATACGGCATACACCAGCAAGTATTGGGTAAGGGAGGGATGAGCATGCTCTTAGCGATGAAAACAGGAAAAAATGAGATTTGGCTGGGTAAAAAATGGATTGATGCGGGGCGTTTCAAGGCGGTGGCTTCATGATGATTCGAGTGTTACCCGATAGCAAAGCAGTGGATGCGTTGTGTATTTGCTATGAGAAAAAGCGAATTTACCGCCATGAAGGGAAGGATTATTACGTGAAGTCTCTGGATGTGAAAGGCTCTGGCCAATCAACCCGTTTGGTCGTGGAACTTGAGCCGGTTTGGAATAGCGAGGTGATGTTTTGAGTGAGTTGGAAGTGTTGCTGTTGAGCCATATCCGAGCAGTGAAATTGGCGACACCTGAAGCGGAGTTCCGTTTTCATAAGACGCGAAGATGGCGATTTGACTTTGCCTACCCAGAGCAGCGTGTAGCGATTGAAGTGGAGGGTGGCACTTGGGCAAATGGTCGTCATACTCGCGGTAAAGGGTATGCGGCGGATTGCGAAAAATACAATGTGGCGGCTCTGGAAGGTTGGAGGGTTCTGCGCTTTACGGGCGACATGATTAAAAGCGGCGATGCAATAACGATGATTGAAGAGGCATTACGTTGAAGACGATTTACATTGCAGGCCCCATAACGGGGCTACCCGAAGATTTCCAGCTTTCGGTAACGTACCAATGCTAGTGTTGCAGCCGTTCTTACAGCCCGACCTCGGCTTGATGATGTTTAAGCCCGGTAAAACCTTGTTGTCTGAGCTGGCGAAGATGAGCCAAGGAAATCGGCTGGTGGTGATGCCATTACCGGATGAGTTGGTGAATGTGCCCAGCGGTAAATTGAACAGTCCGGTATTTCCGGAGAGTTCGAAAACGTCAGTAGTTGATGGACGGTTGCTCGAGTTCTTTCTCCATCATGAAGTGCAAAAGCGCTTGGGGAGTTTCACTCATTGGCTTGAGCGCATTCCGCACTGCCAGCTCTCAGACGGTGAGTTCTGCGACAAGAACCTTACCTGTTTAGCCTACGAAAAAGGTGCCGTGAGATTGTGTTGGCACCACGACAACGCAGAGCGTTTACAACCAAGTGACAAGGGGAAGGCGGTCGCTAAGCGCAATGTTTTGCTTTGGGGCGCGCAAGCCGTTCGCAGGCAACTGCATCTTCCGGTAGGGCATGCAATCTCTCTTCCTGAGGTTTGCTGGTGGAGTGTGGTTAACCAAGTGTACGAACACTTGCAGCAATCGATAGTGGATGAAGCCTTCAAAGCGCCGCAGAGAAAAATCAGTTACCAGTTACTCAGCCCGAGCAATGAAGATGATCGCTATCAGCCGGACTCGCGCACTTTGTTAGAAAGTCGCCTTAAAGCGGTGCGGTTCGTTGTGGACGCCGAGCCACCAGCCATGTTTATGGCAAGGCCAAAAGAGATCCTTTGGCAAAGTGAAGCTTACTTGAAGTTTGTCCGCTCTTTACCTTGCGTCATTACTGGTAAAACCGAAGGGGTTGTTGCTCACCATTTGATTGGCCACGGAGAAGGAAAGATGGGCAGCAAAACGCATGACCTTTTCACCATGCCCCTTACTGCAGACGAACACCGCCGTTTTCACGATGACCCCAAAGGGTGGGAAGCCCAGCACGGCTCACAACTTTTTTACGTAAAACAGACGATAAAAAGGGCGTTGGAGCTGGGGGCGTTGGGGTAGGAGTGTGGCACCTTATTGCTCTCGTTTGGGCAGGCATTAGATTGAATCTGTTCTACGTTGCCTGTAGGCCTTAATCTAAGTAGCAAATTCAAGGTTTCTCTCTTGGCTCTAAGTAAATGTAATTAGGTTAAACTTTGAACTGTCACATGTACTGAGCATGAGCGAGATCATGTTCAGTTACGTTATGTTTTGATTTTTTTACGCATAAGGCTGAATATAGCCCTTATGTCTATTCTTAATATCAACGGAAAGTACGTAATGGCAGATCTGAACCAACTAATCGCATCGGCTGTAAAAGCATCGGGTGCAGATGATTCAATCAACTCTCAACTGACTGAAGCCCTTAAGAAAGAGCTGAGTGGCTACGTAAATCTCGAACTATTAAAAACGAAGTTAGAAGTATTATATAACTTTGAAAGAAACTATCTTGAACTCGTCAAAGAATACAAAGAAGAAATCAAATTCGCATCTACCTTACAGGAAGATTTACGTAAAGAGAGAGCAAAATTCTTTTCTGAAACATTAAAAGAAGTCTCTCAAACTCTAAGCGAATCTCAGGTCGATGGTGATGTTGCTTCAAAATGGCTCAAGGAACTTGTTGATAGTTATACTAAGAGCCTAGACCTTAGCAGCAGCCTAATTGAAGAACATACACTTGATACTATCGGTAAGATTCGTGCCGAGGCTAAGTTGAACAAGCCTTCTGTAACACCTAGTGATAATCAATAATGGAATATGACACTCACGTAAAGCATCTGGTTTGTGTACTTCATTTGGAAAGCTACTCACGAAGATTTAGGCAAGAGAATCAGATAATATTTATTGAGAGTGTCATATCGAATCATGCAATATAAAGTGGCAGAATCAAAAGTAACTCCAACGGTAATGATGGAGCTACTAACAGCTTTACGAGAAGCGAGGGAAGACCTTGCTTCTCGAAGTATTAATGAAGACCCTCAACTCTATTCGTCTTTATTCCAGTATGAAAAGAATGAAAACCTTTTATCACTCTCATTTGAAAGAGAATATTCAATCTTTATTAATGCTAATTTGGAAAAGTTTTCAATCCGTATCACTGATATAGATGATGAGGCTACGCAGAGAAAATTAAAATATATCACTGAAGAATTTGTAAGTTTCAAAAAGTCAAAAAGCACTTCTTGTATAGATTCATTCTTTTTAGAAGAAAAAGTAAAACAAATCGAAAAGATATTTTCTATCTTTGATAGAGATAATGATAGGCTTGAAGAAATAAATTACATAAGAAGAAAAGATCAAGTTCTATTTGAAAGAGAATTCAATCGACTTTTAGGAGAACAATATGGGGATATTTAGTCGTATTGGTGGTGCTTTGCTCAACTGTATCAGCAAACCAGTAGATGTTTTATGTGAATGGGCTACTGAGCCGTTAAAAGCGAGATCTCACGAAAGAAGCGAGTCTTCAAGAGAATCGGAACATAGACGTAATATGGATATATTAACTGCTCAAAATCGTTCTGAGCACGAAATCAGAGTAAAGGAGATGGAACTTGAACATGAGCTAAGGACAAAAGAGAAAGAATTAGACGTAGATCTTGAGGTCCGAAGAGTTCGTGAAATCGAAAAGGCAGTAGCTGAAATCCAAGAATGGAAAAAAGAAAAAGAGTTTGAGCGAATGGAGCGCACCACCGCAGCTATTGCTCTTTATCTTAAACAGCTAACAAAGCTAAACGTTGAAACAATCAATGCTATTGGCCATATGCAACTTGAGCTAAAGGAGCGAGCACAACAACTTGTTTATGAAAAAACCATTCAATATAAACAGCTTCAAAATACGGCAATAGAAGAAGCAATGAATGATTTCATTCTGATTGAAGAGAAATTTGGTGACAATGAAAGAGCAAAAGACATTCTAATTCGAGCAGTTGATACTAAAATGTGTAACATCATTGATACTTCAACTCGTTTTCTAGAAGAACTGAATAGAGATATTGTTAGTTTAAACCAAAGCATTGACATGCTGACTAATCAAGGTCAGAAATTCATCGAAAATCATTTAGAGCGTTTTTATATTACTGATGCTAGTACGCCGATTTCAATTACTAGTGATGGAAAGGCTATTCCATCATTGAAAGACATTAACTAACTT